CAGAAGAACCAGTTAAAGAACCAGTTAAAGAACCAGTTAAAGAACCAGAGGAACCAGAGGAACCAGAGGAACCAGAGGAACTAGAGGAACTAGAGGAACTAGAGGAACTAGAGGAACTAGAGGAACTAGAGGAACTAGAGGAACTAGAGTCAGAAGAAGAAGTTAAAAAACCAGTTAAAGAGAAAAAAAAGGTAAAACACTTTGGTAAAAATAAATAAATAATCCTAAGATTATAAATAATATAATAAGTTGTTTAAATTTATTATATTATTTTGATTTTAATTAACTATTTACATCTTCTTACCCTTGCGCGCCTTCTTAAGTTTTCGCGGAGATAGAACATGGTTCTTGCGCTTTAGAACACTCTTCTTTACATACTGGCGACCAGACTTTGTGCGGTAGTAAAGAGCTCCATTCTTTCCAAGATAAAGCTTACGACGTCTAAGTGTACCCTTTTTTGTACGTACCATAACATAGGCCATAGACTTTGGTAGAGACTTTACCATTCCAGAGCGCGATGGCTTACGCCCGGGCGATCTCTTTACCTTCTTAACCGGCTTCTTAGCGGCCTTCTTCTTTTTAGCTCCAAAAAACATAGCTAGATTCATCCTTTTATATTTATAAAAGAAAAAAAAAATAATTTAATTTAGAATTTTAATAAATTTTTTAATTACATTTTCTTTAAAATCATGTTTTGTGAGAAAATTTAAAAGTATTTCTTTATCATAAGTTTTTTTAATAAATTTTTCACATGGAATTTCATATTCGAATGTTTTAAATATTGTTCTTGCGGTTATATAATCAAAATTTTTAATATTTTTATCAGAAATAGATTCAAGGTACTTTTCTATATTACCATATTTAATCATTGAATTAAATGCGGTAACTGGTCCTACTTGACTTATAGTTTCTGTATAATCACAACCAGACAATATACAATAGTCTACAAATGTATCGTATGACATATTAAAATCTGATAGAAGTTTTTCAAAATCTATTTCAATTATATGATTATTAATATTAGTTTTTAGGATTTTTTTACAACCAAAAGTCATGGCGTCTGTATCATCTGTAATAGTATAGTCTACAATACCATTTTTCTGCAAAAACGCACAATATTTTTCAGCATCTTCTGGAGCATTAATATAAGGAATGCCAGACTTTAATAGAAGTTCTTTACATTCATCCACGTGTTTCTTCTTAATAACTATCAATTGACTAGATAACTTTTCTATTTCTTCTTTTATAGCTTTTTCTTGTACATCGTTTTCTGGAACCGTTTCTTTTAGGATATCAAGTCTCCTGTATAACTTATATTTAACTGCCTGTCTTTTTTCAATTGTATTTTTTTTAGCTTCTGGGGGAACTCCATCGAATATAAAAACTGGAAGAATATTGGACATCATATAAAATTTAATTCTATTTACAATTCCTATAAGATGTGCATTTTCTACATTTGATGCGTATCTGAATTTATACAGTAGAATACTACAATCAATAGCGACAACAGAATTAGAATATTTTTCTATTTTATTATAAGTAACACATTCTGGAGAATTCTTTTTGATCATCGTGTTCAAACCACGGATGCCCATTTTATTAATGTATAGACTATTTTTTTAAGTTGTATCTTTTTCTGTAAAATTAATCTCTAATTAAACACGTTTGATCCTTAATTAAGCATTCTTCGTTCTCAATTGGACACTCTTTAACCCGTGATCTAAAATCAAGAATTTTCTTTTGTTTTGGAAATTTGTGATGTTCTGTAATATCATTTTTTCTATAATATTCTACATCCTTCCAAAATTTTTCAAGAATAGGGATATTTTCAGAAAGCCAGTGTTCATCTCGTTCAAGTCTTACGATATTAAGAACACCGGTAGTTGGACAATATTCTATAAAGTCCGCAAGGTTTATATCACATATAAACATATTAAGTTGTACTTGTGGTACATAATATTTTGGAATTTCTCCCATTATTATTTTTCTTCTATAAGGACATTTAACTTCCAAAAGAATAGGTTCTGAATTTTCAGAGTCTTTATCTAATGCTATTCCATCTGGAGAACCAGCTAACCAATAATAGTCCTTATTATTATAGACATCTTCGTGAGCGATTAGACCAAAATTATAATTTACTCTATTCGTTACTTCACAATATTTATCAATAGCTTCGTCTTCATATTTTTGACCATGTCTAGTTGCAATATTTCCCACAAATGGTTTAAGATCGTGACCACATTTCTTAAATAGTACTTCGTGTGATTTTTGATAAGGATTTATACCAATAACAGTTGCGGCATCGCTTGATGTTAGTTTATTTTCGCGTTGTTTAAACCATTCATCAGAACGTTGTTCATATTGAGGAATTTTAAGAAGTTTATTGATCTTTTCCATATAAGAAAAATATAAGTTATTACTTTAAGTAAAATAATAGGTACTAAATATTTAATAATTTTACATAAGGTTAAAAAAATTATTTAAAATATTTTATATAAACCAAATTAATGGGGTTAATAATATATGATTATTTATATAATGAATTTATAAGCTATGACAAAGTATATGTTAATTTAAGAAATATTCAACTAAATAAAGAAAATACAGACTTTACTTTATCAGCTGGATATTTTATTTATTATAGAGATAAGCTAGTAGATATTAAGTATATTAAAATAAAACAAAAATTAATATATACCGAACATATATGGAATTTATTATATAAATTATTTAAACAAAACTTAAATGTTTTAAATTACAAATTTATAGATTATTAGTTTTATTTTAATTTATTAACTGTTACAGAAATAGCATTTTTCTTTTTTAATTTTTTTTGATCTAATTCTTCAATTCTATTTTTAGAGTCTTTATCATATGATTTTTTGTTAAAATTCCATAGTTCTCTTGAACCTATTTTAAAATATCTTTCTGGTTTTGCTCGATACCAAAATACACAATCTTGTATATTATTACTTTTCGAAGTATTGTCTAAAACTAAACAATCATAACCTTCGGTGCAACTATTCATAACATCTTGAAAAATAGAAAATTGTGGAAAAATACCGAAGAAATTTTTATATAGTTTTTCTTGATTTTGTATAATATTTTCTCTCAGAATAAAAATATAATCTATATTTGCTCTTAGATCAGGAGGTAAGTCCATACAATATTGCATAGTAAGCATAAACGTTACTCTCCAATGTCTACCATTCATAAAAATTCCACGAATATTAGTATCTCTTATCATTCTTTTATCATACATACAATCATCTAAGAGTACAAAAATATCATTATCACAATTTTTAGAAGTTCCGTTTATAACTTTTTTCTGTCTATTTATAACTTGCTGTACAATTTCTGGTTTATATTCAGAATGGATCAAAATATCCGGTATAAAATCTGAATAAAAAGCATTACCATCTTCGGTTGCGGATATTACAACCCCGGCTGGTATTTTTTTAAGATGATACAGAATATCTTTAACAAGGGTACTTTTACCAGTTCCTCTTTTTCCTATAAAAACACACGTTGCTGGACCAGAACCGGATGTTCTACGTCTTTCTATGCTTTTGGGATCAAATTTTGATAAACTTATAGACATTATAAAATATCTTATTATTTTATTTTGTATAATTAATCCCAAAAATTCCCAGTTAAAATTTCATCTGGTTTATATGTTAAAATACCAAATGCATAAGCTACCAAAAAACCAGTTAATAAAGAAATAGGCACGGTATATATATTTTTTACATCTTCTTTTTCATAATAATATCTTATTACGAAATAAGTTATTATAGATAATATAAAAGATAAAACGAAGCCTACATAAGCGTCTTCATAATAAGGAAATTCCATTTAAAAATTATAATATATTTTAAATACAAAATTTTAACTTACTTAAAAAAAATAAATATTTAAAATAAATGGAGATAAAAACTCTGGATACCTACAATAATATTAATAATATTGATTTTGGAGATAATATTATAATATTTAAATTCGGAGGAAGCTGGTGCGGACCGTGTCATAATCTTGAAAAAATATTAAAAGATATCCCGCGTACAATTTTATATAACATCAGCGTAGACAACGGTGAATTTGAATCTCATCTTATAGAAAAAAAAATTTATACTATTCCACATTGCTTTTTAAAATGCGGAAAAGAAATTGTAGATTTTAAGGGAGAGAAAACAAAAGATGAAATAATTAAAATATGTGAAAGTTTAAGACTCGTCTCTGCTGAAAAATAATTACAGAAAAATAAAAGGCTTAAAAAAATAGATTATACATTACCAGAATTATGTCTGATAAGTACAGAAAGTTCTCACAAATAGAACATGTCCTTGCTAGACCTGGTATGTATGTCGGGGATATTAAAAATACCAAAATTGAAACTTGGGTTATAGAAGAAGACTCTGCGCTACTTGCTAGTTGCGAATGGAACCCAGGGATCTATAAAATATTCGATGAGATAATTACAAATGCCGCAGATGAAGTACAGAGAAATAATAATGTCAAAAATATTAAAGTAAATATTTCAAAAGAAGAAATTTCTGTATTTAATGACTCTGGTATACCAATAGAAATTCACCCAGAGTACAAGATTTATATTCCAGAACTTATATTTGCAAACTTATTGACTTCAAGTAACTATGACGATTCTGAAAAAAGAACAACTGGTGGTCTTAATGGTCTCGGTGCAAAACTTACAGCTATATTTTCAAAAACTTTTACAATAGAAACGGCAAAAGATGGAAAGAAGTACACACAGACTTTTCGTGATAATCTAAGTATTATAGAAAACCCAAAATTAGGAAAATCTGCTAAAGAATACACAATCATAACCTTTACCCCAGATTACGAAAAGTTTGGAGTGAATACATTATCACAAGATACACAAGAAGTATTATTCAAAAGAGTTTATGACATATGTGCTATAACCCCAAAAAGTGTAAACGTATTCTTAAACGGTAATAAGCTTGGTTTCAAAGACTTTTCTGACTATGTATCTTTGTACATAGGCGACAAAAAGACTAAACCAAGAGTAATCAAAGAGCAATCAAGATGGCAAGTAGGAATTGCACCAAGTAACGAAGGTTTTAAATGTGTATCATTCGTTAATGGAATTAATACTTCTGATGGAGGAACACATGTCGATCATGTTGTAAACCCTCTTATGAAGAAATTAACGGAAATTATACAAGAAAAACACAAAAGTCTAACTATAAAACCACAATATATAAAAGATCATCTTTTTGTTTTTATAAATTGCAAGATAGAAAATCCAGATTTTTCTTCTCAAACAAAGGAGAAAAATATAACGAAAGTGTCTGATTTTGGAAGTAAATTTTCTCTATCGGACGACTTTGTAAAAAGTGTTGCAAAACTTGGAATAATAGACTCTATTCTTTCTCTGGCAGAGGCAAAAGAGAAAAAAACTGTATCAAAAACGGATGGTAAAAAAACTAATAGAGTCATCATTCCAAAACTGGATGATGCTAATAAAGCTGGCACAAAAGACTCAGAAAAGTGTGTTCTTATTCTTACAGAAGGAGACTCAGCAAAGACAACTGCTATCTCCGGTCTATCTGTTGTTGGAAGGGAGTACTACGGAGTTTTTCCTCTCAAGGGAAAAGTTCTTAATACAAGGACAGCTACTTATTCACAACTTTCTAATAATACAGAAATAAATAACATCAAGAAAATTCTTGGATTACAAGAGAATAAAAAATACAAGAATTTATCTGATCTAAGATATGGTAAAATACTAATTATGACAGATGCAGATACAGATGGATTTCATATTAAGAGTCTCTTAGTAAATTTTATATCAAATGGTTGGCCAGAACTTCTAAAGACGGACTTTATAAGTTCTCTGGTGACACCTGTTATAAAAATAACTAAGAGAAATAATGTAATACCTTTCTACAATCTAAGCGACTATAAAAAATGGAAAGACTCTAATAATACAAATGGATGGAATATCAAGTACTATAAGGGACTTGGCACAAGTACTTCAGTAGAGGCAAAACAATACTTCAAAGATATGAAGACACTTAACTATAAAATCACCGACGCAGAAGACAATAATGTTTTAGAACTGGCATTCTCAAAAACTAGCTCAGATTCACGCAAAAAATGGATATTAGACAACATTAAAAATCCAAGTACGCTTGATTATACCATACAAAGTGTTCAAGTAAAAGATCTAATAAACAAAGAACTTGTGCTTTTTTCGATAGAAGACAATATAAGAAGCATACCGAATCTTATAGATGGATTAAAACCATCTCAAAGAAAAATACTTTATGCATGTATCAAGAAAAACTTGACTAACGAAATCAAAGTTTCTCAACTCGCGGGTTATGTTTCTGAAAAGACGAGTTATCATCATGGTGAAGCTAGTCTTATGGACACAATAATTAATCTTGCTCAGTCATTTATAGGGTCTAATAATATAAATTTACTAGAACCCATAGGACAATTCGGTACAAGACTACAAGGTGGCAAAGATGCTTCTAGTCCTAGGTATATATTCACAAAGCTATCAGAAACATTTAATAAAATATTTCATCCAGATGATTATGAACTTCTAGAATACCTCGATGATGACGGATATTCAATAGAACCAAAGTTTTATGTACCAACATTACCAATGATTTTGATAAATGGAGCATGTGGTATCGGAACCGGATTCTCAACGGATATTCCTCGTTTCAACCCAGATGATGTTAAAAAGAGACTTTTAGATCTAGTAGAAAATGAAGATTCTGATATACCAGAAATGACCCCGTGGTACAAAGGTTTCAAAGGTACGATTGAAAAAACAGATGAAAATAAATGGGATACAAAAGGTGTTTATAAAATAGAAGACAACAAAGTAATTGTAACAGAACTTCCTATTGGTACTTGGACAGATGATTATAAATCATTCCTAGATAAACTAGAAACTGACAACATTATATATTCTTATATAAATAATTCAACAGAAACCGAAGTTTCATTTACTATAAAGATTCCAAAAGAAACTCTTATAGAATGGACTTCAGATAATTCAATTTCTAAAAAGCTAAAACTTGTTACACACTTGTCTGCAAACAACATGTATGTATTTAATGAAAAAAATCAAATAGTAAAGATGGAATCACCAGAAGAAATAATATTTCACTTCTGGATAATTAGAAATGATTACTATCTTAAACGCCAAAAGAATCTACTGAATAAGTTAGATTCGGAACTAAAGATAATAAACTCAAGAATAAGATTTATAAATGATATCATAGATGACAAGATTGTAGTATTTCGTAAAAAACTGGAATACATAAACAAACAATTAGAGGAGAATGAATATCATAAAGTAGACTCTTCGTTTAAGTATCTTACTGAAATGCAGATTCATAGTTTCAGCGAAGAAACAGTTATAAAATTAGAAACTAAACAAAATCAAATTCAAAAAAATTACAACAAAATAAAAAATTACTCTCTAAAAGATTTTTGGTCGAATGATTACTAAAAAAAAATATTTTAATAGTAATAAATGAATATCTTCACTACCGTAATATTTATGAGTCTATTCTGGATTCTATTTTCCCAGCTAAATGAACTTCGCAGTGCGAATAATGGTTGCTGCGGGAACAAATCATGTGGTACTTCAGATTGGGATAAGGCAATATGGGGTATTAACTTAACAATTGCTATTTTAATTACTATGTTCTTCTTGTATAAAGTTATGGAGTACTACGAAGGTTCGAGTCTAGAAGCCCGTGATTTTAAGGCTAACCCCATGAGATCTATTGGTAAACAAGCTGGATTATTATTCGGCAAGTAAAAACACCGGTGCATGATCACTCGCCAACGGATTAGTTTCTCCTATATGTTTAAAAACTTTACTGGATACTTTATTAATTCCTTTTGTAAAGAAATAATCAAGTCTCCAACCTTTATTTGCATGCCTCGTGCATGCTATTCCATCAATTTTTTTAGCTCTTGGGTCCCACCATGTAAACACAACTGGGTCATCTTTTATAGAGTCTGTAAAACCAATAGTTAAAAGATCGTCGTAAAAGTCTAATTCGTGTTTATATATTCCGGGACCTTCTTTTGCCTTTGAAATATCAAAATGTACTTGTTTAGCTATGTTTAGATCTCCGCAAAATATAACACTCTTAGTTTGAGAATTTAAAAATTCTAACATACAATTTATAAATTCTACCTTTTTGTCATAATTTGTTCCAGAATTTGGTGCATAAACAGTTATGAGAATAAAATCTTTCAGATACAAAATTATTATTCTGCCTTCGGTATCACGGTAATTCGGAATCTGTGTCTCTATTTTTTCAACTTCTATTTCTTCTTTTATAAAAACAGCTGTACCGGAATATCTATTAGCACTTCTGGTACCATTTTCTTTTGACTCATTGAAAAACGACTTAAAACCAGATATCTTAAATCTATTACCTTGAGAAGTGTCACATCTTGTTTCTTGTAGACAAATAATATCTGGTTGTAATTCTAAAATTTTTGATATTGGGCTATCTTCTTCTAATTCAACATCTCTAGTCTTCCCTATTTGTGCGCTAGTCTTCTCACTGAAAATACGTGATCGAATACCATTAACATTCCAAGTTACAATCTTCATTTTACTTAAAATAATAATTATTTTTAATATAGTTATTTTTATGCAATAATTTTATTACTTAACAAGAAAAATTTAGCTTCCTCTGGATTTTCTGTAAACATAAGAGGTCTTTGATCTGGAGGTTTGTAAAATTTAGTTATAAAATCATAAGCATCTTGCCATTTTTTAGCACCGCTGGATATTATACAACAAGAATGTAAATGTTTGACAAATAATTCATGAAGTCCGGTTATTGTTTGTATTAAATTAATAAAAGCCGATAAAGGCAAATCATTTTCACCAGTAGTCTTAATATTTATTATAAGAAAATACTTCTCATTGTTTTCTTGTATATATTTCCATGTATTTTTGAAATATTCGATAAATTCTTGGAAACCAGCTTCATCATACTTATGTTCTGATATTATATTCACATTAAACATTGATTTATTAGGTTCTAATTCTATATTTACAGACGTTCGATCTAAAATAATAGGCATTTAAAATTATCTAATATTTAAATATTAGATAATTTGCGAAAATTACGTTTTTATAAACATATTAAAACATCTTATTAATATTGTTTATATTAACCATGGATTCTATTTGGGAAGATCTAGAGATATGTCTCAAAGAAGATTCCGTTGAGATTAAAGGAGAATCATGTAGTCATTCTAACGTAGACATAAATAATGGAATGGAAACTTGTATGGATTGTGGAGAAGTAATTTGCAAAATATTCAGCGATTGTGAATGGAATTTATATAAAAATGACGACGGTTCTTACCAAAATAGCGTTCAGAGATGTGATCTTTATAGTTCTGATAATCCTTATTGCAAATCGGGTACTGTACCCGGATTCAATAAAAATTCTTTTATTATGAGACTTCATTATCAACAGACATTTACTCATAAACAGAAAACATTTTGGAAAACGTCTGAATTATTTACAGACTATTGTACTGTTCTCGGGCTTCCATCGGTTGTTCTAATGGAAGCAAAAAACATGTGGCACATATGCATGGAATCTGGAAAATTAACGAGGGCTTCTGTGAGATCTGGTCTGATAGCTTCTTGTTTATATTACGCTTGTGTCCACAATAACAATCCTATAGAACGTAAAAAAATAATAGAATACGTAGACACAACTAATAAAGGGTTTCTAAAGGGAGAAAAAATATTTATGCAGATAATGGATGAAAATAAACAATATACAAATCTTGGTAAGCAAAAAATAGATATAAAAGAAAATAATTCTTTTATAATGTATTGTAAAACTTTAGAACTTCCTTTTAATGTTTCAATTCAATGCGAAGATATGTATGAAAAAAATAAAACTAAACTTGATTCTGTTACACCAAAGTCTGCGGCAGCTGGTATAATATTTTATGTTGTTAAAAATATACTAAATCTTAAAAAGCCAAATAAAAATATGGTATCAGAAGCTGTGAAAGTATGTATACCAACTATTAATAAAGTTTTGTCAATATTACAAGAATAGTAATTTAAAAATATTAAATATTATTAAATATGAAAATGTTTATATACTTAGTTTTTTCTTTTGTATTTAACCCTAATATGAAATTTAAAACTTTTACGCCAAGATGTAATATAGTATGTGAGGATGAAATAAATAACTCTTTGGTTCCACCCTCGGGTGGAGAACTAAAACTTTTGACCCATCTTAATGCTGAAAACTGGGCTTACAATTGGATAATGATGATATCTTCAGAAGAAACCCCTAATTATGATGAACATTTCTACATAAATTTATTCGCAATGAGAGGAATGGCAAATATGTATACTTCTTCCAAATATTTTTACATAGGTTATTTTCCAAATGGTAAAATATGTAAAGATGGTCCCAAATACATCGGTCTTTTTGAATTAGACCATTCAAAAAGACTAATGAATGCAAAAATATTAATAGAAAATCCACATTACATTGATGATGTATCGCGTTTAACAAAGTTTAGAGACTCTATGTTTGTTCTAACAAATACTTCACGAGTTTCTTTAAATTTCCAAGAATTGAACAAACCGGGACAGAATAGGTATTATTATTCATGGTTATATATATAGTTTATTTTAATTTTTATATTTATATTATATAAATATGCAAAGAGAACTAGATATAAAAAATACAGTGATATTTCAGAAAACACAAAGTGTTTATCTTTCTATAAGATTAATAAGATTATTAATATTCTTAGATCAGTGTCATGATTTTTTAGAATCTGCTGCAAGAAACAATTGGAAAACACAAAAAGATATTGTTCACAAAGAACTTTTGAATAGGTATTTTGAAGACGTAGAATGGATAGAAACAGATACAGATTTATATTATATTAGACCTCTTGCAGAAATAGTTCCGGTACAAAGGCTTCTTAATAAATTAGAATCAAAAGCTAAGATATTATCTAATGTAAGTAGTACACAATCTATTAAAAATAATTTTATCAATGAGATACAGACTACAGTGGGTATATTTGATGTAAATTTACAACAAGGTCTCGATATATGGGATTGCACAAGTTTTTCAGATAATCTGCTAACTCTTCTAAATCCTTCTAGAGGTACAAATAATGTTTTAATAGGTGTAGATGCTACAAAGGCTAGTGCAAATTTTTCCCCATTGTTTACAAATATATGTAAAATTCTTTATTCTCCAGATGTTAATTTAAATGTATTTAACTCAAATGCTACTATTTACGATGCATCCGGTGCCAGCTCAGTTACAAATCAGATTATAAATATGTCAACACAAAGGGGGAGAAAAGATATTGTTACCGGACTAAAACCAAATGAAAATCAAAGATATGTATTTGTACATGTAGAACCACAAAGTAAAAAGCGTACTATATTTTTCGATATAAACTATGTTAGATCAAAAAAAGATGATAGTATAATATTGTATATTAATAGTTTTTTTGGTAAGAAAATAACTCAGCCTCCTAAGAATAAGTTAATATCTTCTTCTAATAATTCAGTTAATTTCTTAACTCAGAAATATGAACCGATAGATAACATTTTCTTATTTAAAACATTTGGAGATCTAGGACAGATCTTTTCGTTTGCTTATGAATCGTTAAATAAAAAAACATTTACAAATATATTTATTACCTTTGATTTTCTATCTGCTGTTATGAGCAGTATGTTTATTAAATCTACAATTCTAGAAGATGTTAACAATTATATAAACGGTTTATCAATTTTTACAATAAATCCAGAAGTAATTATATACGCAAGAAGATTGGGTCTAGGAGTAAAAGAAGTATCAACTGCACAAATATTAACCGAAATGGCTTCTTATACTCCGTCGGGGGGTGAAATGGAAATAGAAATGGCTACAGACACTTTAAGAAGTCTTAAAAGAAGTAGATCTGAATTTGGAAAAAGTATTAAAAATCTATCTCTTAAGACTTTAAAAGATAGATTAAAAAATGTCGGTATTAAAGTTACAAAGGAAATTCAAGGGAAGAGAACTAATCTATCGAGAAAAGAACTTGAAAATAAAGCTGAATCTTTTAAGAAATTACAAATAAAAGCAAGACAAAGAGGAATAAAATTGAAAACAAAATATGGTAATTTTAAATCAAAGGAGTCTTTGGAAAAAGAACTCGGAAAACTAAAAAAATCATTCTTTGGATGAGGGATACCAAATAACCGAAAAAAATCTTTCTTTGGATGAGATTCAAAGAAACACTAAAATATTTAAATAAGTATTCTTTGAATGAAGAAATTATTCAAAATTAAGAATAATTTTTGAGAAAAAAGAATGGTGTGTAATCTCAAATGGCGTTTAATTTAACGAATACAACTACTTTTATGATAATGTTATTTTACTCATTTTTAACTTACTTTCTATTTCCACAGATTACTCTTATGGTCCTTGGATACAAAACTGAGAACTGTGTAATAGGTTTCTTTCTAGGTTTTGTAGTAAGTGTATTTCTCTGGATAACATATGGAAAAGAGTATGTAAATTAAAAATAAAATATTTTATTCATAATAATAATGTCTGATTGTCTACAATATTATTATGATAATCCCGATGACTCAGAAAGGTATAAAATAGAATGTAGAAAAAGAATTTTTGAAGACTTAAATTCAGTAGATAATTTTACGAATAAGAATCTTTTAGATTTTATTAATAAAGAGTACTCTTCTGCTGCGTTTCCAACTGATAGTCCATTTGAATTCAAGAATAATTATATAAATTTAAGTAATACTGAAATATGTAATTCTTCGGATATGTCACTCGCTCCTCAACAGAAATTTATGGGACAATTAATGGGGCCAAATAGCAACTTTAATAATATTCTTATTTATCATGGTCTTGGTTCTGGAAAATCTTGTACGAGTATAGTAATAGGAGAAGCACTTAAAAATTCTAGCAATCAGAGAATGTTATATGTTGTTCCAGCTCCTCTAGTTGATCAATACTACGAAGAAATAACTGGTGAAATTCGTAATGGCAAATTTTTCTCTTGTCCGTCTTTTTGTTTAATTAAGAAAGATGGAGAATACGAAAGAGACTTTTATGTATCTCAAAATCAAAATAGCATTCTTATAGGAAAAATGAGAAATGTAGAAAAAGAATCAAATAAATTATTTGAATTTCAATCTCTTATAGATTCTGGAGATAATTCTCCAAATACACTAAAATCTTATAAAACACAAGAAAATTTATTAGCTTTAAGAAAAAGAGATTTAGCAAATTATCAAAAAGATCTTAGAAGTAAAATACTAAGAACTTTTGAAATAGTAAGTCATCAGACTTTTATAGAATCTATATATAAAACTTCAAAAGATGGAAACTTTATTAAAAATAAACGTCTAATAGAAGATTCAGCTTTATTTCACGAAAACGGGTTATTGATAATAGATGAGATACAAAGACTTGTAAGTGAGGGAGGTACTTTCTATAGAAAATTATATGATGCTGTTAAGTTTTATTTTCATCCAAAATTAAAATTAGCTTTGTTATCTGCTACTCCAATTTATGATAATCCTTATGAACTTGCATTAACAATGAATCTCTTAAGACCTAGAATACCATTTCCAATTGATAAACCAGAATTTTATAAAATTTTTATGGGTTCGTTAGATTCTAATGATAATTGTACACCTTTAGAAGAAGCAAAAACATGGGTAACAGAAGATTCTTGTGTAATACAAAAAGATCTTATATCTTATTTATGTTCCGGATATGTATCTTATTTTAAGGGAGGTAATCCAAATGCATATCCATATAAAAGAATAATAAATTTAGAACATGTTTTATCACTTAAACATAAAATTGAATACATATCTGCTCTAAAATCTGATCTTTCAAGAGATAAAAATTTTGTACAGAATTTAAATAAAGGTTTAGATTCTTATCAAAATGTACTTTTAGGAAACTATGAAACAGAAACGGAGGACAATATTTCTGGAATGTTTGTTACAACTCAACAGTATTCTAATATATTTTTACCCAAGATAGGAGAAAATATAAATAAAACAGTTACAGAAAAGAAAAGAGCATTGGAACTATTTAGAGCAGGTGTAAAAAAACAAAGGTTTCAAAATAGGACTGATATACTAGAATATGTTAAAATTTTCTCCAAAAAATTTGCAAGTATAATAGAATTAAGTTTAAATTCTACTGGACCGGTATTTATTTTTTCAAATTGGTTAACTTTCGGTGTAGAACCACTTGCTATTATTTTAGAAGCTTGTGGTTTAGTAAGTTTTGAAAAACAAGATCGAGGATATGGCAAATACTTTGTATGGAGCTCAGAAACCAAAACAAAAGATAAAGATGGAACTTTAATTAAAAAAGCAAGAAGTACATTTAATTCTATGGAAAATAATAACGGATCTTTACTTAAGATAATTTTGGGTACAAGGTCTGTCATGGAAGGCGTATCTTTTAAAAACGTAAAACAAGTTCATATAACAGAACCTTGGTGGAATGAATCTAGAATAGAACAAATTTTAGCTCGAGCATCTCGTTATTGTAGTCATTCTTCTCTACCCTTGGAAGAGCAATATGTAGACATTTATAGACATTATTCTGTTTATCCAAGCTCTGGAACAGCGCCAGATGAAGATGTTTTAAATATGTTGATAGAATCTGGTAAACCGAATGGTTGGAGACAGTTTGAAACATTTACTATTGACCAAAAAATGTTAATGGCCGCGATTAAAAAATATTCTATAAATACAGAACTTAATACAGTACTTAAAAGTTGTTCGATAGACATAAATATTAATAGAAATGGAAATTTAATACGTCTTGAAGAAAATATAGTTCCTATCCCAAGTGGTTCTTTCCAAATTTATTATAAAAATCCATCAAATGGACGAATGTATATCAGAGATGGAATACCAGATGAAGTATCTTTCGCAGACATTTATTCCAGAAAATATTCTTTTCCAAATAAAAATCTACCTATTAAATTTACAGAGGCTGGACAATCCGAAACTGGTAAGTTTACTACATATCCAGATTCTGAAATACTTACAGAACCAAGAATAAATAAGGATTTAAATATGTTAGAAGATATAGAAGTATGGGATTCGAATAAAACTTTTAAAGAATTAGATATTTCTTCATCAATTAAAGACACATTTATAAGCATAAGTGATAAATACAAATTATTACCAATTTTAAGAAAAAATTATTTTAACGAAACGGGAGATTCAGTAATTACATTCAAAGAAGATCCAAAAAAGAGAATTAATCTTGTAAAATGTATAAAACAGTTAGCTATTTCAGATTTAGTTTCTAAATCAGTCAAGAAAATTATAGCAAAAGAGTTTAACAAAGAAAGTGTTAAACAAAAAATAAATGAAAAAATTCTTGAAATTATTTATGTTCATAAGTTATATCCGGAATCTTATTTACAAGAGCTATTAGATGTAGCTATATCAAACCCAGAAGCTATAAATGATATTCTTAAAAACGTTTCTAAAAAATAAATTCTAAAAAAAATATATAAGGTTTAATATAAAATGAGTGCAGAAACATTAAAATTTTTTGAAGATAAATCAACGGAGTCTATTATAAATTGGATGATGACTCATTTAACAGAAGAACAAATTAGAATGTGTCTTGATCAGTCTGGTATTCCAGATACATCTTTAGTAGCAGAACCCGGCCCAAGTACGTCTGTACAAGAACCATCAGTTTCGTTACAAACAATGTTACCATCTGTACCGCCTCTCCCTGTACAAGAGCCACAAAAACCTAGACCTTCTGCGCAAGATCTTTTCACGAATAAGTACAGAAAAAAATGTATAGGGACACAATATCTTATTAAAAACGTTACAAAAGAAGGCGTGGAATATTTTGAATTCAAAGAAGTTGAAGAAGAAGATTTACTTGGAAATTTAAATCTTGAAATAGGTACTGGAAACTGGGTATTTAAAAGTGAACCCATTTCTAAATTCAAAGATTACTGCACAGACGAAGACCGAGAAATTCTAGAACTTTTAAAAGAAGAATATTCGGAAGCTTATAATAATCCTAGACCAGAAGTTGTGGAGATAGCAATGGAATATGTAAGAAATGGATTACAATCTCCTTTTCCAGTTGGGGCAATAAGACAAGCGCCAACAAAACCAGTTGAAACTCCAACAATTTCTCCCGGAATTATAAAAGCAATTAAAATTCAACAAGATGCTACTTCAATTTTACAAACAGAATATCCACTTTTATCATCACGTGGTATTACAACGTATCCTATTTTTGTATATGATTCAGATGGCCCACGTATAAAACATTTAAATGTAAGCATTGAAGATGGAAGACTTACTCTTGTAGAAGATGTAACAAATGAACGTCTTCTCAATAGTAAATTTAAGAAAGTAACAAAAGCTCTAAACGATGCTATAATAAACGGAACTTATAACCCACCAGATAATATTCAAGAAGAAATTAACCAAGCTATGAGAAGAGTAAACCCAGAACTACCAATTAGAATTAAACAAATTTATGACCCAGAACAAATTAAAGGATACACATTCTTCGGTACTCTATCAGATGATTCTTTATCTGTTATCTCAGATACAGAACAACAAGAAATTAGAGATAGAGAAATAGAAGATATGATTAAAGATAGAGAAATGGAAGATATGGTTAAAGAAATGGAAACAATTGATTTAAAAATAAAACCCAAAAAGAAACCGTCTGAAATGACCCAAGAAGAACTAAATAGATATGTGATAGAAACACGTGGTCACGAATACTTCTCTCAATTTAAACCAGAAATATACACAAATGCACTAGGTTTTAAAAATATTAGATATGTAAAACGTAATTATCCGTTATCCGAAGATTTTGAAGAAGTTATTCCTCCGAAATTTATAGAATTTCAAGGAAAACCAAGTGTTAACATGGGACCTGGTAAATTTGGAGAAGAACTACTTTTTTGATTTTCTCTTAGAAGGACCTTTTCTTATACTACTAATTTTAGTTTTTCCGATACCCTTAATTAATGATGAAATATTTGGAGATATTTCTATATCTCCCAAATCTTCAATCAATTTATCAGCTACAGTATCATCTGCAAAAGAAATCATTAGTTGTTTTTTTCTATATTCTTTTTCCCTAAATATCTCATATTCCTTATTGTAAATATAGATAAGTCTTTTAAAAGAATCCGAAAGTATAGTAAACCAAACATCATTAATTTTATTTGCATAACCGTGAAAAACTTCATGTTCAAGCTTATTTTCTTGAAGAATTCTTTTGAAAAAGGGAACTTCGGAGAGTATTTTTGGACTTATATTTCTACTATTAAAAATATAACCATCCATAGCATAAACTATATTATCTTGTGCGTTGTTCATTTTATGTATACTTAGTGTATGTTTTAGATTATATTTTTTTTGCAAAAATTGCATAATTTAATATATACTTAAAATATTAGATATTAATAATAAGAATGTTTTCATTAGAAATATCTAATATTGGAGCGGCGTGTAATAAAAACCCTTACGAACCAAAAAACAAGATAATACTTACACAACTTTGTAAAGGACAAAAAAATAAATACAAAAGTTTACTATTTGAATATGGGATTTTTAAAACCAGTAGCAAAGTATCAAAAGATAACAAGTTCAAGAGTATATATAAAAAGTTTAAAAAAGATGTTATTAACCCAGGTGATTTTGAGGAAATAGAAGAAAAAATTGTTAAGGAGTTTAAAATAGAAGAACCAGATATAGACACTACAATTTTAGTAAAAAAATTAAAAGAAGATCTTAAAAAAGATTGTGGTAAGAATAATGAACAAAAAGTAATAGACAAAAGAAAGTATACCCAAGGTAATAATAAAATGTGGACGTACAAAGATGAAAGAGGTTGGGAATTAAGAGGATTACACGATGCGTCAGACGGAGATATAGTGATAGAAGTTAAGACACGTATGAAAAGAAATAATGTTAGAAAAAATGTTTATGATCTTTATCAACTTTTTGGATATCTTCTAGTTATGAACAAATCAAAAGGAAAGATAGTTCAATTATATAATGACATTATCTTTGATTCTGATATAGAAACCACAGACGAGTATGGAGTCATAGATATAAAACAAGAACCTTGGAAATTACTCTTTGAAAATTTTATCAAAGAACTTAATATTTTTTTTCACGAAATAGAATTTTATTCAGATAAAACTTTTGACATATGGAAAGTATTCGATAAATTTAACCTCCCAATTGCAGAATTTGATATAGATGGAGTATGTTTTAACATAGTTCCGGGTTTTGAAAAAATTACAAAGTTACTCTTGTAATAAAGTATAACCTTTTTTAGATATAATACCTATTTTGGGGTTAGATTTTGGATTAAGTATTTCTAAAGCTTGTATTTTTTTATCTGAAATTTTTCCACCAAATGCTCTTGATAGCGCAACATCGGTTCTTATCAATGTTCCATTACAAGCTGTATTTATATGTTTATAACTGGAGTGACCCATAACTACGTAACTAACGTCTTTAAAAAATTTTAATTGTGAATTTATTTTTTTACAAGCGTCTTCTCCTAGTTTTTCTGTATGTGAATAAGCTCTCGAGCCAACTGGATTTTCGTCATCTAGAAATTTAAGATAACTTGGTACATTATCTGTTCCTTTTAACCATCTTGAAGTATCATCATTGATCTTAGATATATCTACATAACCATCGGAACCTATATTATTTTTAATCAACGAATCTGTTATGGACCCGTGTACGAACAAAAATTTACCGTATTGAAATAATAAAGGTCTAGTTCTCGCAAAAAATGAAGCTCCTATACCACCCGGTTTTAAAAAAGCGTGTCTTTCTATACCAAAAGTTTTTTTAAATTTTTTAATATCACTCTTCTTTACATAATCTCTTATGAATTTTTTATCATTTCCAATGTAATAAGGATATAATTCGTGATTTCCAAGTATTGAAATTACTCTTCCCCCGTCTATCTTAGCTTGATTATCTAAATGATGTATATATTTAATTAATTCTACTTCTCCAGACGTGTCTAAAAATTTTTTATTAGGAGATATACCAGCTCTTTTACCATCTAAAGTATCTCCCAATTGAACTACATAAGTTTTATTACCGATCCAATTAAGATCTGAATTTATTAACTTACATGTTTTAAGAACGTTAATAAAAATTTCAAAATCTCCG